AACGTCACGGCATCGGCAGACATATCGGTCACAGCGAATGCGAGTTTCGGAGACGTTAGTCTTGTCACCGCAAGTGCCGCAATTGCGGTAACCGCGAGCGCGGCATCGGAGCGTATTTTCTCAGCGTCTGCGTCGTCGTCGATTGCGGTGACAACAAGCGCTGCGGCAGAGCGCATTCAGACCGTTGCTGATTCCGTTGAGATTGCGCTCACCGCTTCGGCAAGCTCGCAGCATCTTCATGGGATGTCGGCAACCGCACCGATTGAGGTTAGCGGAAATACTCCAACTCCCCAGCTAACTGCCGCCTCGACGGTGGCTGCGGAAATTTCATCAACGACTTCGGCGTCGTCCTCAATCATCGCCGTTGTGTCTAGCACGGTGACTACGGCATACGAGATTTCGGCAACATCCGAAAAACTCGGTGAAACGTGGAGCGACATTTCTGCCGGCGGCGAAACTTGGACAGAGGTTTCTGCTGGCGGCGAAACTTGGGCAGAGGTTTCTGCTGACAGCGAAATCTGGAGATTAGCAGCGTGATAAATTTCGCCGACTTTACGCCGGATCAACCTGCCTTCGAAAACGCGGGTGTTGTTGAGGCGAAAAATGTCATTCCAGCGGTGCGAGGATATCGATCACTCAAAAACATCGCCCCGGTCAGTGGAGCCGCCACCAACAATATTCTCGGAATGTTTGCGGGCAAAGATGATGATGGCAATAGCGCCCTTTATGTCGGCGATAAAGGAAAACTCTATATTTTTGATACAACCGATTCATCGCTTGCGGATAAAAGCGTCGGCGGCGGCTATTCGACCAGCGGCACTAATATTTGGCGGTTTGTTCAATTTGGCGAAACGTTGTTAGCGACAAATTTTGACAACCAAATCCAGACAAGCGCGGTTGCCGCTGGCGGTAATTTTGCAAATTTATCCGGCACGCCGCCACGGGCGAAATTCATCGCAATCGTCCGAGATCAGGTGATGGTCGGCTACACGAACGACAGCAGCGACGGTACAAAACCGTACAGGCTGTGGTGGTCCGCAATCAACTCTGCGACCGGATGGACGCCTGGAACAAATCTCTCCGACTTCCAAGATGTAGCAGATTTAGGCGATTGCACCGGATTGGTCGGAGGCGAATACGCGATAGCGCTATTTGAGCGAGGCATCGTTCGCGGTCAGTTTGTCGGCGCTCCGCTGATCTATCAGTTCGAGAAGATTATTACGTCTCGCGGCTGCGCCGTCCCTGGATCGGTCGCCTCCATTGGAGCGCAACAAGTTTTCTTTCTTTCGGACGACGGTTTTTATATGCTTAGCGGCGCTGATCTCGTGCCGATTGGTGCAGAAAAAATAAATGACTTTTTTTTCCGGCGCTTGAAGCATTCGGAGCGCGGCAACATGAGGGCAGCGATTGACCCTCTGCAACAGATAGTCATATGGGCATATCCATCAGTCGATTCTGTCGATGGCACAAACGACGAGTTGCTAATCTACAATCATTTTTTGAATAAATGGTCTCGAGCCGTGGTCGACTGTGACACGCTCGCACCACTATTCACTGGGGGCCACACTTTAGAGCAACTCGACGCAATTAGTAGTAGCATTGACAGTCTGCCTGCGTCTTTGGACGACGGCATGTTCACTGGCGGATCATTTTTCTTCGCGGCAAGTAAGGACAAAAAAATCCAAAGTTTTACCGGAACAACGTTGCCGGCGGTAATTGATACCGGAGAATTCCAGGTTGAAACTGGACGTCGCTCAATCGTCAATACCGTTATTCCGTACGTTAGCGGTGGAACGATTGCACCGACCATCTCGGCAAAAGTTGGAAGCAGGACGCTACAACATGAAGGCGTCACATTTACGGCAGCGTCTGCCATCAACTCAGAGGGCTTTTGCCCAGTTCGGTCAGAAGGACGCTTTCACCGCATCCGTCTGGAATTGTCAGACGACTGGCGCCAGGCGCAAGGTGTGGACGTTGACGCCCAGGCAACTGGTCTGCGCTGATGCCAAGCGTAAATTTTCGTGGTATTTCTGTGTATTCCGATCAGCGCGAAAACGCTGAAGTAGTTAATAACATTTTACAGGGAAAACTAAACGCAACGGCATCGGTAACGCTGACGAACAGCGCGACGTCAACTGCTGTCACAGATTTTAGGGTCGGTGCCGAAAGCGTCATCCTGTTCATGCCGACGACGAGCGACGGCGCGAGCGAACTGGCGGCGGGCGGAATGTTTGTCAGCGCCCGCTCGAAAAATACTTTTACGATTACGCACGCGAGCGCATCAACGACACGTAGTTTCGACTATGTCGTCATTGGCTAGGGACTGGCCGCTGGCGCTCCCCCACATTCGGGATGCGCTGAAGCACAGTGGCGATATGCACACGCTCGCTGACGTTTATCAACGGATAGAAGAAGGCCGCGCAGAGTTGCATGTCGGCAACCGCAGCGCGGTGGTCACGCAAAGCCTGTCCGCCGGAAAGCATCTGCATTTTTGGCTGGCAGGCGGACATCTGGACGAACTGAAAAACATCGAGCGCGACATCACAGCAGTCGCGAAGGCACGCGGGTATGAAAAGGTCACAATCGCCGGTCGGCGCGGGTGGCTTCGAACCCTGGAACATTATGAAGAGGCGGCAACGATTATGCTGAGAAAATTATGAGCTTCGTTGGTGATTTGGTGGGAGACGTTTTTGGTGGCAAGGTTGAGCAAGAGGCGACAAAAGTTACAACGCAAAACATCGATCCGCCTGCATACGCCAAGCCGTATCTCGAGCGAGTCTTAAAGGAGGCACAGGCGAATTACGAGACGCCACGGGAGTTTTTCGGGGGTCAGACATTCGTCGACTTTGATCCCCTAACAACGGAGGCAATTGGCCTTGGGGTTGATCGTGCGCGGGCTGGCTCGCCCTTCGCCGACGCATCGCGGGACGCGATGCTGCAGGGGTTGGATTTTCGCAATGCTGGCATGCCGTTTTTGATGCAAACAGCAAGAGGTGATTTTTTAGATCGGCAAAATCCGTTTCTTGACGCTGCGGTCGGGCGGGCAACCGACAAGGTGCAGGGGCTAATGAGTCAAGCTGGTAGGCTAGGGTCAACCGCAAATTTGACCGCATTGACTGACGCGGTCGCACCCATATACCGCGACGATTACGAGCGCGAGCGTGCGCGACAGCATGAAGCCCAAAGACTTCTCGGCGGTCTGTCACAGGCAGACGCAGGAATACGACAGCAAGCCGCGCAACTAGCGCCGCAAGTAGCGGCGTCAGATTATGATGATATCAGTCGACTCGCTGGCTTCGGTGGAATACTTGAAGGCAAGGCGCAGGAAGCGCTCGCTGACGAGATCAATCGATTCAACTTTTTGCAGGGCGAGCGCGATGCAGCGCTTAATCGATTTGCGGCATTGACGCAGGGCAGCACAATCGGCCAAGCCGGTACGACGACAGAGCCTATTTTCGGAAATCCGACAGCACGCGGATTCGGCACCCTGGCGTCATTGGTGGGAGCCAGCGGAATGGCGGCACAGGGATTTGGCGGAAAGCCGAAGCCGTAAAAGGATTTTTAAAAATGGATTACAACGATCTCTTAAGCCCAAATTCCCGCAGGTTTGCCGCGTTTGCAGCGCTTGCAGAATTGGGCAGTCAATTACAAAATGCCGGTGCCGCTCGCCTCGATCCAACCGCTCGAGGGTTGGATTTCGGCAATATCATGAAGGTCTACCAAAACAGCCTGAACACGGACGCGCAGCGCAATCTTCTGGCGCGAAAGCTGAATCGCGAAGACGAATTATGGAAACGCGAGCAAGAAAAATATGAACGGAAGAAACAAGCTCGGGATGCCTTTCTTAACGAGTTACAGCCGCAAACCGTTCAGACGATGGATGAAGACATGGCACCGATGACGGTGCAACAACCCTCCGCGCTTATGCAATCTATACCAGCCGCGATGCGTCCAATATTGCGAGGCTTGGTTTTAGGCGATAAGGGAGCCGAGGCGTTTGGTGCAGTGCTAGGTGCGGGTTTAAAAGACAGAACGCCGACATCTATAAAAACATTAAATTATATTGATTCGGCTTTAGCTGGGTTACCCGAAGGCAGTCCGCAAAGGGCAACCCTCGAAGCTATGAAAACAAAACTTCTTACGCCTGCCGGAACCAATGTATCGGTTAGTACGGGGAAAAGTGCAGGAGATTTAATATTAAAAGGCTTGGACGAAAGCCGTGAGGCAGGAGGTATTGCTGCCTCTACCCTCTCCGAAATGAACGAATTAGAATCTTTATATGATAAGGGAGTTAAAACAGGATTCGGGCAAGAATTATTTACAACAATTAACAAAGCGCTCCGCGCTGCGGGCTTGTCCGACGTAGATGTTTCAAACGAAGAACAATTCCTAGCAATCACAACGCAAGCAGCAATTTCTAACGTCAAAAAGCTAGGGCAAAATCCGACAGATAGAGACTTGGACATGATCTTCCAAGCTGGTCCTCAATTGATGAATACAAGGGAAGGAAATTTGAAGCTGATAGCGGCGGCAAAAGAAAAGGCGCGTCGGGTGATTGCTAGAACCAAATTCCTTAACCAATTTGCTTTGGAAAATGAGGAATTAATTAATACGAACCCCACCAGATTTTATCTTATGCAGGGTAACTCTTTGCTAGATTTTGATAAGAGGCAAGGCTTTGGAAATTTCAAGTTCACTCCGCCTGCCGGAAAATCTACGGGTGTTTCTGTGCCGAGTATCTATAAATGACCGAAAAAATTGAAACATCGTTTAACGCCTTCATCGATCAGACAAAGGCGGCGCTGGAACGTAACGCAATTACAAAGCCCGAAAAAATCGAACTTGCGAAACGGGTCGTTGAGCTTGCGGAATCCGGGTCGGTTTTAGACGGCGGCTTTGCAGCTTTCATTGCCGGCGCGTCGATGAATTTTTCCGATGAAATTATCGGAGAGCTACGTGCGGCAGTTGGCGACGATGATCTCTCGATGTTGACTAAAGGCATCAACCAAATGCGCCAAGGCGCAGATGTTGAGCCAATTGACGAGGGCGATGTAGCGACAATTCTAGAACGGCGCGCAATGAGAAAATATCGGGATGAAAACCCCGGTGCCGCGCTCGGCTATGAATTAGCGGGCGGCGTTGTTACTGGCTTGCTAGTGCCTGGGGGAATGTACGCGACAATTCCTAGAGCGATTGGAACAGCAGCAGCGTCAGGCGCACTTTCTGGCGCGGGGGGTGCCGATGAATCTGAAAGTCGAACTTCTGGAGCCGTTAAGGGCGGGACGATTGGCGCATTTACGCAGGGCGCATTAAGTGGCGCAGGGCGAGCAATTAGCGGCGGCTTGCAGAGTTTACGCACGGGAACGCCAGCAAGTTCTGGATCAAATATAGCCGACTCAATCGTGCGCGATGCAATGAGGTCTGATTCCGTAACGCCCGCAAGCGTTGCCGAAAGAGTTGCAGGGGCTGGTGGCAAGCCGATGGCGTTGGCAGATATGGGGCCAAATCTACAAGCTACGCTTGATGTTGTGAAGCAGTTGCCTGGAGAAGCTAAAAAGACGGCGACCGATTTTTTGCGCGAGCGCGATAAGTCAATGGTCACGCGATTGACTGAAGACTTGCAACAGGCGTTCGGGTCACGGGCAAGGTTTTTCCCCGAATTCAAGTCGATGCAAGCCAAGAAAAAACGTCTCGGCGGGAAATTATACGACACTGCTACATCAAAAAATGTCCCTGTTACTAATGAACTAACTGCAATCTTAGACCGCCCTAGCTTGAAACAAGCCTTTGCGGAAGCAGCGGAGATCGGCAGAGAGGCGGGCTATAGAATGCCCAAGTTAGTGCTGAACGACCGCCGACAGCTTGTTGATGAAAACGGCGATGTCGTTACTGGCGTATCAACTAAATTTTTACATTATCTGAAGCTCGCGCTTGACGATCAGGTTTTTAAAGATGCTATGCCGGTCGGCGGCTCCGGTCCTGTTAGGGCTGCTGGGATAAAGCAAACCCGCGCAAAATTTTTAGATTATATCGACCGCAATAATCCATCTTATAAACGCGCTAGAGATTATTGGGCTGGCGAAACCGCAGCGCAGAACGCAATGACAGAAGGGCGCAAGTTTTTACGCGCTGACCCTGACGAACTAGCTGACGCAATCGGCTTTATGGGTCGATCAGAAAAAGAGGCGTTTCGCATTGGCGCAATGAACGCGCTGATGGAAGGCGTTGAGGGCGGTGTTGATACAGCGAACCTTGCCCGAAATATGATTAAGCGGGAGCGCAGCAAGAAACTTATACGCTCGACATTTGATAATAATGAAGCGGGGCAGCGTAAATTTAACAAATTTATTGCCAATCTTGAAAACGAGATCGACATGAAAGCAACGTCGAGCACCGTTCTCGGAAATAGCGCGACGGCTGCGCGTCAGGCGGCGATGCAGCAAGTTGACGACCGCGTTGCCACTGCAATGCCGCCGCCGTCAAGTATCGTTGACGTTGTGCGTTCAGTGTTCGGGCGCAACGCGAAAAATGTTGCGGAGCAACAGCGGGAAGCGGCAGCGCAAAGACTTGCCGAAATTCTTACTTCTACAGACTACGCAACTTTGAACCGCACGCTGTCAGCGATTAGCGATCCGCAAGGCGCAAGGCGAGTTATAGACGCATTAAAAACGGGAACGCCTAAAGCGTTGGGACGAATAATTTCGCCGGTTGCAGTCGGCGGCGCTGCCGGAGGGCAGTCGTCCAGTTTACCGTTAATGATTAACATACCCTAATTAACCCGCCCGCCGAGGCGGGTTTTTTAATGGAGAACCGAAGAGATGGCAAAAAACTCATGGAATGATTATTCCGCAACCGCCGCTTCAAATACCGATATTGGCGGCATTGATATCGATGAAAATTGCGCGCCGTCAAATATAAACAATGCGCTGCGCGAAATGATGAAGCAAATCGCAGACACGGTTGCCGGCACGACTGCGCTTAGTTCAGTAAATATTGATGGCGGAACAATCAATGGCATTACCGACCTTGCCGTTGCAGACGGCGGCACCGGGGCAAGCAACGCTGGAGACGCAAGATCGAACTTAAGCGCAGCCGCGAGCGGTGCAAACTCAGATATCACCTCGCTGACCGGGTTAACGACCGATCTGTCTGTAGCTCAAGGCGGTACTGGTGCTGGTA